GCTATCAACAAATTTATTGACGACACACTGGGACAGATACAAGCTCGAGCCGCCCAAGTTACTAACGCCATTACCGACTTGTTTGGCGGCGGCGAAGCTGAGATTGCCCAACGCGGTTCTAGTATCACAGAGGAATACAACAGGGCGCTCGAGCAGGGCTTAAGCGGCGGCGAGGCTAGAACCGCCGCAGCCCTCAGGCTGATGTTACAAGGCGCGTTCGCTGAGGGTGAACAGGTTGCCTCGTTTATCGGGAATAATATCGGCGTTGAGACTGTCGCTGGGATGGAAATGGGCATGTTAGGGCAGTTGCAAGGCGCTATTGACGCGGGGTTAATCGTCGCTGACGGCGTTGAAGACGCTGTTAAGAGTCGTCTAGGCATTCAGTCGCCCTCGCGCGTGTTCGCCGAAATTGGCGAAAACACCATGGCGGGTTTTATCAACAGCGTCAGGGACAAGGCTGCTGACGCTGGCACGGCGGCACGTGAGGCTGCCGACGCTGCCGCAAACGCATTTAGGGACAGCCTCACAGCGATGTCCCTAGAGCTCGATTTACGACTCGTAGAGCCCGAGCAGCTTAATGCCGACCTCACTGTTATATCTGAGAGGCTACGCGAGCAGATTATAGCCATGCAAGCGGCTGGGGAGTCGGGCTCAACGGCTTATATCGAGGTTGGTAGGCAACTGCAAGCCGTCGAGAGCCAGCTAGGCAACGTAAACCGGGCTATACAAAATAATGCAGACACTGAGGCTGCCGCGCTCGAGCGTCAACGTGAGCAGCGTCAACGGTGGGCAGACTGGGCAACACAGTTACATGGCGAGATGGCGGCGACTGAACAGGCGCGTTATGAGTCAGCCGTGCGCATGGGGCAAGTTAGTCTCGACGAGCAACTTAGAAATATACAAACACGCCTCGACGACGAGCGTGTGTCAGCGCGAGAGCGTATTGTTTTAGAAGAAGACGTGTTTAATCTACAAAGCCAGATAGCCGACAGACTACAAGAGCAACAAAGGGCAGTGTATGACCAGCGGCTCAACCAATGGCGCGAACGTTTACAAGTTGAAGCACAAGCGGCTGGGGAGTCACAACGTTACCAAGAGGCGCTGTATGATTTTGAGCTCGAGCAAGGTGATATCTCACTCGCCCAGCACTTGGATGCTCTACGTGAGCGATTAGCAGCCACCGAGGCTGGCACGCTTGACGAGATTGCATTGTTGCGACAGGTAGCCGACACAGAGGCAGAAATAAACAGCGAGCGCCTCGCAACACAAGAGGCAACACAAGAACGCTTACAGGCTATACACGCCGAGCGCGAGAATGCATGGCGCGAGCGTCTGCAAGCCGAGACGGCAGCACGTGAGCAGGCAGCCGCCCAAACCCAGGCAATAGCCCAAGCGCAGTATGATTTTGATAGGCACACGGGCGCAGTATCCTTACAGCAGCATCTCGACAACTTAGCGCAGCGCCTACAAGGAGAGCAGTTAAACGGCGAACAGATCATTGCCATACAACGCGAGATATATGACGGCGAGCAACAGTTAGCACAAGAGGCGTTAGCGCGGCAGCAAGCTATACACGCCGAGCGCACTAACGCATGGGCTGGGCGGTTACAAGCCGAGACGGCAGCACGTGAGCAGGCAGCCGAGCGGGCAGCCGAGATAGCCGCAAATCAGTACGCTTTTGAGCTCGAGCAAGGCGATATATCCCTACAAAGCCACCTTAACAACCTCAACACTCAACTTGCTGGCACTGAGCAATACAGTAGCCAGTGGATGTCGATTATGGGTGATATCGCCTCGACTCAAGAGCAGATGGCTGCCGACGAAGAGGCGCGTATAGACGCCATACGCGACGCCAATATGGACATGCTGGGTACGATAGCCGACGGCATTGGCAGCCTCGCACCTGTGTTTGAGGATATGGGCGGGTTTGCTTCAACTGCGTTTGATGTTGTCTCGGGTGGCGTTGACAACATGCTAACAGCCCTCAAAACCAGTGAGACTGGCACGCTATCACTCGCCGACGGTTTTGGCGCGATGGCTGGCGCGGCTGCGTCGAGTAGTGACATCGCCATATCTGCTATTGGCGGGTTGGCACAAGCTGCGATGTCGTTTGCCACGGGCGACATTGTGGGCGCCGTGACGGGCGTCGTTACTACTGCTATAAGTGCTATTGGCAGACTGTTTTCGCGTGCTAGACGGCGCGCCGAGAAATACCGCAGAGCTGTCGAGGCGTCAACTCAAGCGCTCACAGAAGCGACAGAACAACAATGGGAAAATCAACGCAGTAACCAAGAGCGGATACTAGAGTTACAGTACAGCAGCGGACTTGTGAGCACTGCCGAGTATAACGCCGCGCGCCTTGACCTTAACAACACGGCTCGTGAACAAGAGTATAGCAGCCGCCAACGCGAGTTAGAACAACAATTTGAGGCAAACACCGCCGAGGCTGCCGACGAGCAGTTTACACAGTCGTTGCGTTTACAGTACCGATATGACACCTTCAACCTTAGTCAGGCTGCACGACTCGACGAGATAACCGAAACCAGTGATCACCTCGCTACTTTACAGGGTATGGAAACGGACGCGGGTGCGGCAAAAATTGCCACATATGAGGCTACGGGCGCTCGCGTGCTTGATCTATCACAGCAAGCATTTGACGCTCGCCAGCGTGGTGAATTTGAGTTAGCGCGGCAGTTGGAAATCGAGCGCGACAAAGTTAATGAGCAGCTTGACGCGTTCGCGCTCGATTTGTCGGCAGGTTTGACTGGGATTGCCACTACAATTACCGCCAGTCAAGAGCAAATCGACGGCGCTACCCAACGCCTTACTAATGACCTTGTTGACTCGCTCAGCAAATTAGGCGGCACAGACGCAACCTTTGCTGAGGCTGCCGAGTTTTTAGACTCACGTTTTGAGAGTTACATCACCACAACCATATACAACATGGCTGTCGAGGCTGTCCTGGCTAATAGCGTCGTAGCCCAAAACATGGCACAACTTAGCGTGCTCATAGATGAGGCTATTAGGACTGGTGACTGGACGGCAGTTACGGCAGGCGTGGCAGATGTTGGCGAACAGTTAAAAAACACGCTTGGGCAGTTATCCGTCACAGTAGGTGGCGCGCTTGAGGCGGTTTTCGACGATACTATCGCCACAAGCGCTGAGGGGGCTGAGGCTACGACAGACGCCCTTGACCAGTCGGGCGAGACAATGGCAACGGGTGCAACTGACGCATTTGGTAGCGCAGGGGACGCGATAACGGCGGGTGCGCATGGGGCTAACGATCAACTTGATAGCAGCACAAGCGAGCTCGAGCTAGCCATTAACGCCAGCGCCGCCCTAATCGAGTCGCAAATGCAACTCGCCGAGGGGACGATGGGGGCAAGTGCTGACGCCACATATGCCGCGCTAATGGCAGAAATTGACGCAGGTACGCTCACCACAGCCGACGCCCTCAACATGTCAAGCGCCGAGCTACAAGCGCGCATAGCCGAGCAAGAGGAAAGCATAGCCGGCGAGTTTGCGGCGTCTGAGGTTCAAATGTCGGGCGCAGCTGAGGGCGCATTTGTCGCAACAATGGGCGCGGTGGTTACCGGCGCCGATAACATCACGACAGCGTTAGACGTTAGCCAAAGCGAGATTGCGGCGGGGGTCGAGGCGTCCATATCTGCCACTAACGCGGCATGGGAAACAAACGGTGGGCAGCTTGACGCCACAATTAACAGCACGCTAGCGGCGGCGCAAACAAGCCTACAAACACAGGGGCAGGCGCTCGTAAGTGAGGCGAACGCCCTCGGCGGTAGCCTATCGGCGGCTGCCAACACGCTAGGTGCTGCCGTCGCTGGTTTGAGCGGCTCTATCACTAATGCTAACGCCACACAAGAGGCTGCCGAGGAGGCGGCGGCGGTGGCGGCGGCGGTTGTTGACGGCGTAGAAGAAGAGCTCGACATAAACAGCCCCTCGCGTGTGTTTGCTAATATTGGCGAGATGACGATGCTAGGTTTTGGCGAGGGGATTATAGAGGCTGCCAACGTGCCAGTTAGTGCCATGCAAAGCATCACGAGCGCACTATCAGACGCAGCTAACGTCAATTTGTCACGCGACTTAGACATGGGAATAAGGGCGCAGGCGTCCATATCCGCCACCATGCCAAGTGCGCAAATGAACCTACTAGAGTCTGAGCAGGCAAGCCGTGAAGACTGGCTTAATCGGCAAGCCGACATAGCCCAGCGCATGGCGGCGGCTGCGGAGAAATTTGACACGGCAAGTAACACCCTTAGCTCTGGCACTGTGAGGGCGGCCGTGTCTAATGAGCGCGCCGCTAACGAGTTCGCAGGGGCAGCCCGGCAATTTGACTGGAGTCGGATACGCAAATGATTAGTTATATAGCCAGTGCTACCGTAAGTGACACCGCACCCCATTTTTTACTTGGTAGCGTTGAGCTACCGGTGCCGGTGGGTAGCCTTATCGGTGACGTGCTTGTCGCGTGCGCTGTTATCCCCTCAGCTGAGTTTGCGAGTAGTGGTAGTAGTGGGCGTTTTTACCATTTGCAGGCTGACGGGTGGCAAGTGCTCGAGCTCGTAGAGTTTAGACAAGGCGACAACAAAGCCGTTTTGCTAAGCTGTTACCGCGTGCTCAATAGCGTGCCAACGTCGTTTACAATCACAGTCACACGTGAGGTTATCGGCGTGGCTGACGCTATTGACGACATCTCCGTGTTTGCTGCCGCGTCTTGCTATAGGGGTGTGGACAACGGGAACCCCATACAGGCTCACGATGCCGCCAAAAGTGATGA